CAAATGGTCTTAGCCAGTATGATGGGTTGGAATACTGGATGAAAATGGGTTTTTCTTCTGGATCAGTGGCGTTTGAACCAAGAAAACCGACCCTTCAAATGGTTTGGAACTGGCTGAAAGAAAACCACACAGAAAAATATTTTGAATGGTGGGAAGCTAAGAATGCTCAGGGTCTTCCATTTAAACGCGATCATAAAAATCGTTCTCTACATTTTGCATATCCAAAACTTGGTATTCCCAAAGAGTTGACGAAAACCGACCATCAAAGAGGAATTTATTTTTCCCCTTTGTATACCAATACTTGTGAATTTTTGCGTGGCGATATTAAAGAAGATCAGCTTGTTAAAGCTTTTGATACAAGTTGTGAGGCTCTTTCCAATATCTGGAAAGAAAAATATGCCAAAGGAAGAATCTCTATGCTCAAGAAAAAGAACAATGTGTCCAAAGAAACTTTGTTCTATGATGATTTGATTTATCTTTCTTGGGAAGAAACAAAGCAAAAATATTTACCTCAAGTGGGTAGGTAAACAACATTGTTTACCAAAATATCTCTTGACAAAGATGATATATAATAGTAGAATGTAATTCTCGTTGATCGAGATTTTGTTATTTTTTATAATATAGGAGTTGAGTATGAAAAAGCTTTCTGCCAAACAGCGTATGCTGCAAACCCTTACCAAAACTAGCGGCTACAACACTTTTAGTGTTGCTCAAGCCCGTGTACGCTTTGGTGTTAAGAATGTTGCTGCTCGTATTTCTGAACTTCGTAAAGAAGGTTATGCAATTTACACGAACGTTCGGACTCGCGGTGATGGTACTAAAGTTTCCGTCTATCGCCTTGGTAAACCTTCAAAGACTTTGAAGGCACAATGGCGTTCCATGGGTGTTCGCCCACAAACCATTTAATTTTGGTTTGACACAGGAGAGCCCATTGTATATACAATGGGCTCTCCTTTTTTATTTTGGAGTGCAAATGGAAATACAAATTAAAACAGAAGAACTAAGGAAAAAAAGTCTATTTGTCGCTACACCAATGTATGGCGGCATGAATCATGGTCTTTACATGAAGGCTTGCCTTGATCTTCAAGGTATGTGTATTCAGTACGGAATTAATATCAAATTTTCTTTTCTTTTTAATGAATCACTTATTACGCGAGCTAGAAATTACTTAGTAGATGAATTTTACAATCGCTCGGATTGCACTCATCTCCTTTTCCTTGACTCTGATATCTCTTTTAATCCACAAGATGTCATCGCAATGTTGGCTCTTGATAAAGATGTCATTGGTGGTCCTTATCCCAAAAAAGCGATCAAATGGAATTCAATTAAGAAAGCCGCACTACTACATCCAGATATCAAGCCGCATGACCTTGAAAAAGTTGCAGGCGACTTTGTTTTCAATCCAGTAAAAGGTACCGCCCAATTTCATGTATCTGAACCTCTTGAAGTAATGGAAATTGGAACAGGTTTCATGTTAATTAAACGTGAAGTTTTCCCAGTTATGGAAAAAGCATATCCTCAACTTCGTTACAAACCTGATCATGTCGGGCAACAACATTTTGATGGCTCACGGTACATTCATGCCTTTTTTGATACAATCATTGACACAAAGGATTCGGCAACTGGTGGTGGATCGGATCGCTATCTTTCCGAAGATTATATGTTTTGTCAATTGTGGAGAAAGACAGGCGGTCAAATTTGGCTTTGCCCATGGGTAAGGACTCAACATATTGGAACTTACCATTTTCATGGAGACATGCCTGCTGTTGCAAGTTTTGTGGGTGAAATGTAATGATTGTCGGAGTTCTAGGCTTTATTGGTTCAGGTAAAGGTACTGTAGGCGATCTTCTCAGGGATCGATATGGCTTTACTCCCGTTAGTTTTGCCTCCCATCTAAAGGATGTTGTCTCCATCCTTTTTGGTTGGGAAAGGAAATTACTTGAGGGTGATACCGATGAGTCTAGAAACTTCCGTGAAAAGCCGGATGGTTTTTGGTCGGAAAAAATAGGTCAGCATTTTACACCGAGGCTCGCTCTTCAATTGATGGGCACAGAAGCTACACGCAACATATTTCATCAAGATTTTTGGATTCATGCATTAGAAAATAAACTTTCTAAATTAGGAGATAAAAATGTGGTGGTAACTGATGTTCGTTTTAAAAACGAAATCGAATGGGTACGAAACAAAAATGGTATTCTAATTGAAGTTAGAAGAGGGTTTAAACCCAACTGGTACGATATAGCAGTCGATGCCAATCATGGATTCGAAAACTCGGAAAAGTATATGCTAGAAAAATCTGGTATACATGAATCTGAATGGAGATGGGTTGGTCATCGAGTGGATTTTGTTATCGAAAACAATGGTTCATTGGAAGATTTAAGTGAAAACCTCCAACGAACACTTGAAATTGTGAAGAAAAACTGATATAATTATTCTCTTAACAGAGGAGCTTGTGATGAAACTTTCAAGTAATACAATGAATGTGTTGAAAAATTTCTCAACTATTAATGAGAATATTTTCATCAAACCTGGTAATGTTTTGGAAACCATTTCCAAACAGAAAAACATTCTTGCTAGGGCAGAAATTGCAGAATCTTTTTCTGAAGAGTTTGGTATTCATGACCTGAATAATTTTTTGAGTGTACTTACACTTTCAAAAGATTCTTCCCCAGAAATCGACTTTGAAAATAACGATGTTGTAATTAAAAGTCGAGCAGGTCGAAGCAACACAAAATATCGAAAAGCAAGTAAAGAAGTCCTGGTTATTCCGCCAGAGAAAAAAATCAATATGGACAATGCTGAAATTTCTTTTTCTCTTTCAGCAGAAGACCTTGATTGGTTTCAGAAAGCAGCATCGGCATTGAATTCTCCCAACATTGCTTTTATGTCAGACGGTCAAAAGATCAATGTTCAGATTTTTGATGCAAAAGACGATTCTTCAAATGTAAATACGACTACGATTGCCGAGTCGGACGGTAAAATTTTCAAAATGATTTTTGCGACTGAAAATTTTAAGTTTATCCCTGGCAATTATCAAGTTACTATTCATTCAAAGGGCATTTCTCATTTCAAGAATACTGGAACTACACTTGAATATTGGGTTGCAACTGAAGCTGGTTCTTCTTACGAGGCTTAATTATGACTGATATCGTTACACAATATGGCACCTTTAAACAAGAAGATTTGAAATCAATCAAAGATGCATTGAATGAAATTTCAAATGAACTTGATATTATTGGTCAACACAAAGATGCAATTAAAGATGTTATCAATGCTGTATATGATAACTACAACATTCCTAAAAAAGTGATTCGTCGTTTGGCGAAAGCACACCATAAAAATTCTTTTCAAGAAGAACTTGCACAAGATAGTGAGTTCGAATCAATTTATATTGGTCTGACGGAGGCAAAATGAACCCGCTACGAAGAGGCTTTGCAAAAAGTCTTGGAGTAGCAGGACTTATTACTGTCGGTATCGCAGGTTATAAAGCCGCAAAAGAACGGATTATTTACAAACAAGATGAACTTCCTACTGCCGAATTAGAAAAACAGCTTGAAGATAAACCTGTATTGCAATTGTCCGCAACTTATGGTGAGGAACTTCCGCCTCCAAAGTTTTTTGGAACCAATTATTCGTTTAATATCGGTCCAAACTACAAACCTGGTACTGAAAAAAGAGTCTTAGTGAATATTGTACCTGGTCCAGACGGTAAACTTTATGTCAAAGAGAATGATGTTTGGCGTAAAATCTGATATGATTGCTTTTTATATTATGAGGAATGTGAATGGAAAACAAACAAATTCTGTGGGTCGAGAAGTATCGCCCACACACTGTGCAAGACTGTATCCTTCCCGATAACATCAAAACTACCTTTCAAGAATATGTCAACAGAAAAGAAATCCCAAATTTGCTTCTTGCTGGATCCGCAGGCGTTGGTAAAACTACAATTGCAAAGGCACTCTGCGAAGAGGTCGGATGTGACTACCTCATCATCAATGGGTCGGATGAAAGCGGCATTGACACATTCCGCACCAAGATCAAAAACTATGCAGCTTCAATGAGTTTTTCTGGTGACCGAAAGGTCATCATTATTGATGAGGCAGATTATCTAAATCCCTCTTCCACTCAGCCTGCACTTCGTGGTGCAATCGAAGAGTTTTCAAAAAACTGTTCGTTTATTTTTACCTGTAATTACAAAAATCGTATTATTGAGCCTCTCCATTCGAGGTGTTCTGTCGTTGAATTTAAAATCACCAACGGACAGAAAGCCAAAATGGCGGCTCAATTTATGAAACGTGTCGAATGGATTCTGAAGCAAGAAGAAATTCCATACGAAAAAGATGTTGTTGCAGCCGTTATCACTAAACACTTTCCAGATAATCGTCGGATTCTAAATGAACTTCAACGGTATTCTGTTAGTGGGAACATTGATAAGGGTATACTCAGTAATGTCTCTGACGTTAACATTTCTAACCTTATCAAAGCCATTAGAGAAAAAGACTTTGGTTCTGCCCGTAAGTGGGTCGCATCAAATCTAGATAATGATACGGCTTCCATTATTCGAAAAATTTATGATTCTCTGTACGAATTCTTAAAGCCTGAAAGTATTCCTCCGGCGGTTCTCATTCTCTCGAAATACCAATATCAGTCGGCATTTGTAGCAGATCAGGAAATTAATCTTGTTGCATGTCTAACTGAATTCATGATTGAGTGTGAGTTCAAATAATGGCCGATTTATTCAAAGAAGTGATTCCAAGTATTCTACAAACAAAGAAAAATGTTTTAGAAAACGAAAAGGAATATAATGCATTCATTGTAAATCGAGCACTTTCTTATCATATGGATTGCATCTTGTATGCAAATCAAATGAACATGAATCATGGACTACCCGGAGATTTACAATACCAATATTTTCTAAATACCATCAGACCTATGAAACGAAAGTTTCAACCGTGGCAGAAACGGGAGGTTTCAAAAAATTTAGACTGCGTTAAAGAATATTTTGGTTATTCAAATGAAAAAGCCAAAGAAGCCTTGCGTATTCTAAACGATGATCAGATCACTTTCATAAAAGAAAAAGTACATAAAGGCGGAGTGAAAAAATAATGGTAAAAATAGAAAATATGGTCGAGGTAACTTTGGTTGAAAAGGATGACTTTCTGAAAGTTCGTGAAACTCTTACCAGAATCGGAGTTGCTTCTAAAAAAGAAAAAGTATTATACCAATCTTGTCATATTCTCCACAAGCAAGGCAAATACTATATCGTACATTTCAAAGAGCTTTTTGCACTCGATGGTAAAGCAACAGATTTTTCTGAAAATGATATGGGTAGACGGAACACTGTAGCTAAACTTTTAGAAGATTGGGAATTAGTCAAAGTAGTAAATAAGCAAATGATTGAAGATCCTATTGTTTCTTTATCGCAGATTAAAATCTTGTCTCACAAAGAGAAAGATGATTGGCAACTTATACCAAAATATAATATTGGTAAAAAAATACAAAGTTTGGCTAAATAATTGTACACCTCCTTCGGGATGGGGCTTGCCTACCGAGGCTAAGACAAGTAAAATAAACCTCGGACCAACGCCTAACGGGTTGGATTTTATTACTCGCTTAAATTAAGGAGAAAATAATGACACTTCATTACGGCAAATCTTTGCTTCCTGCAACTGTTGGTCTGGATCGTCTTCTCAGCACATTTGAAGAATTCGACAACACATTCAAACCACAAACTTATCCTCCATATAATCTAGTTAAAGAAGATGCCTTTAATTGGACTATTGAGATTGCAATTGCAGGTTTCAAAAAAGAAGAAATCGATATTACATTCGAAAATGGAAAGTTGTTTGTTTCTGGATCCTCAGCAGTAGATCAACCAGAAAAACAATATATACATCATGGCATTGCTAAACGCAATTTTAACCACCGTTTCATTTTAGCAGAAACTGTAGTAGTTAGAAGCGCAGATATTGTTGATGGTCTTTTGGTGATCAAACTGGAGAATGTTATTCCAGAAGAGAAAAAACCCCGTAAAATTCAAATTGGTTGTAAAAATACAACACTATTGACAAGTTAAACATTTAAGGATATAATTATATTATGGAAACATACTTGACAGTGACAAATTTCGGTATCTTTGCCGTAGGCGCTTTTTTTGGTGCCCTCGTAGGGCGTCTGATAACATTTTGTTTAATGTCAGTATGTTTCCTTTTTATGTTGTTTAAGCCATGAATAACAAATCGTCTCCAATTAAAATGCGTAATCGTTACACATTAACAGATGTATACTATACTTACGCTCATTGGCCTTCGAAGGAAATTGATGGTGTTTTGTTTTTGCCTGTTGTAAAAAATCCAACAGAAAAAACTACATATTATCTTCGTAAAGATTCTTTGGAAAAAGTGAAATGAAAATTGCTCTTGCATCGGATGTACATCTTGAATTTGGTCCGATTTCATTAGAAAATAATGAAAAAGCAGATGTATTGATTTTATCTGGTGATATTTGTGTAGCAACGAAATTCGGGAAAACGTCAAGTTCTTTTTTCAAAGAATGTTCAGAAAGGTTTTCTAAAGTTCTTTATGTCATGGGAAACCATGAGCATTACGATGGAGACTTTCAGTTAACCGAAAAAATTCTTCGTGAAGAATTGGAAGATTACAAAAACATTCATTTACTTGAGAATGAATCTATTGAAATTGGTGAATATGTTTTTGTTGGTGCAACTTTATGGACCGACATGAACAAGAATGATCCAATTACACTACATCATGTAAAACGAAGGATGAATGATTTTGTAACAGTTCGTAATGGACACGGATTTGTTTTAAGCCCAGAATTTGTTTACAATGAACACTGCAAAACTATGGAATATTTTCGTAATGTAGTTTCTGACAATACAAAAAAATATGTAATTGTTGGGCATCATGCTCCTTCTAAACAATCTGTGAAGCCACGTTATCGCGGTGACCCTCTTACCAATGGTGCATACTCTTCAGATTTGTCCGAATTTATTCTTGACCGCCCACAAATCAAACTGTGGACGCATGGGCATACTCATGATGTTTTTGACTATATGATTGGTGATACTCGTATATTGTGTAATCCTCGTGGATATGCTCTATACGAAGAGCGCGCTGATGAATTTGAATTGCTTTTTACGGAGATTTAAAATGCCTATTTTTATGATTGATACTGTTCACACTTTTCGCCATAAGTGGCTGATTGAAGCAGAGACATTGGAACACGCTTACGATGAAATGGTGATGACTGAACATGATCGTAAGTTTGATGAACTGACACAAAAATGTCTCGGTGAAATGATTATTGATGGGCGTGAAGTGACACGTGAAGAAATTGATAATGTTGTTGAAAGACTTAAACAAGATAAAGCCGAATGGGTAAATCATTGGCTTGTGGATAAATGTATTCATAAAGTCGATTATTCTAAATAATATTTCTGGCCGTCGTTCAATGGATAGGACAGCATTCTTCTAAAGTGCGAATGGGGGTTCGATTCCCTCCGGCCGGGCCAAACAATTTCGAGGTTTTGTGAAAGAAAAATTTATTAATGCATATATGAAGGTAGCCGAAACGTTTGCCGAATTGTCATCGGCTCGGCGTCTTCATGTTGGTGCGATCATTGTAAAAGATGATCGCATCATCTCTATTGGCTACAATGGGATGCCCTCAGGGTGGAATAATGATTGTGAGGACTTAGTTGTCTATAGGAAAGAAATTCAACCTGGTGTTTTTAGCAACGAACATGTTCACGAATGGAAAACTAAACCTGAGGTGCTTCATGCTGAAACGAATGCAATCGCTAAGTTGGCAAAATCAACTGAATCTGGCCTCGGCGCTTCTCTTTTTGTTACCCACGCTCCTTGTCTTGACTGCGCGAAACTGGTATACCAGTCTGGTATTAATACCATATATTATCGCAATACCTATCGTAGTGAAGATGGCTTACAATTCCTACAAAAAGCAGGAGTTACTATAAACAAAGTCTAATTTCACCTGACGAAACAATCCTTCTTCTAAATAAACAGTTAGACTGGAGGATTGTATGAAGGTAAGAGTAGTCAATAGCCCAGATAAAGAATTTACACCTTTCGTCAGAAAAGCTGTATTTTTTTATGCAGACTACCTCATACCAAATAAAAGACTTCAAGAAAACATCTCCCTCAAAATAAAGTTTAATAAAAATATTAACTATTGGGGGCTGGCATATATCGATGAATACAATGACCACGGAAAAGCCAGAAAGTTTGTAATTGAAATACATCCATGGATTGGTGCCAGAGAAATATTCAAAACACTCGCACATGAAATGGTACATGTGCGACAGTAT